GGAGGCCAGCGCGAGGGCCACGGTGCGGGTCTGACCGTCCAGCAGGCGGCCCCGGGCCGCCGCCTGGAAGCGGTCACGGAACGAGGCCGGTGCAGGGCGGCGGCGGGGCACATGGTTCGGGGTAGGAGGCATCGGCGTTTCTCCTCTCGGATGTGAAGGGGGTGGCGGCCCGCCCCGGCAGGGAGGTCCGGGGCGGGCCGCGGGCTCAGGACGGGGAGACGTCGCAGGCGGTACGCGCGGCCAACTCGGCGGCCGCGCGGCGGTCCCGCCGCCCGCGCACCGCGTCGACTACGACGTGGACCAGGGCGACCGGGATCAGGACCACGGCCAGCGCCCACACCACGGCACCCGTGAAGAACATCCCGAGGGCCACGTAGGCGATCCATTCAGGCACCGCCGCCACCGGCCTCTCCGGCCGCGGACTGCCTGGCGGCCGCCTCCGCCGCCGCCTGCCCGGCGGCACGCTCCCGGGCGTACTCGGCCTTCGGGCCGAGCAGCGCGCAGTGCACGGCCCGTTCGGCCTGCACGCCGTACGCATAGGCGGCGTCGGCGATGCCCTCGGCGACATGCCAGGCGGCCTCCATCTCGGCCTCCTCGTGGTCGTTGATGTGCCGCTGCGACGCGATGTCAGCGCCGTACTCCTCCGCGGCCAGCTTGTTCGTCAGGGCCTCGTAGGCCGCGGCCAGCGGCCCGGCCACGGTGAAGCCGTCCAGGCCCTCGATCCGCAGACCGCCCGGCACCAGGCCGCCGCCCTCGTCGACGGCGAAGACCGCGCGCTGCGGGCGGCGGCCCTCCTGCAGCTCCCGCACCGCCCACGCCGCGCCGGACGCGTAGAGCATGGCCGCCTCCTCGTACAGCCGGGCCACCTGGTGCTGGTGCTGCAGGTAGAGGTCGCCGAGCGTGAACAGTGCCGTGTCGTGCGGCCTGCGGCCCGCGGAGAACGGATTGACGGTGGCGATCTCCCCGTCGCGCGGGAGGCGGCGGTCCAGCTCGACGCCGTTGCGGGTCACCACCGCGGCACGGTAGGCGTGCCGGTACTCGCGGGCCGCCTCACCCAGCGCGAACACACTGTCGGTCAGCTGGTCGTACCAGGGCAGCTTGGTCTGGTCACGCATCGTGCGTGCTCCTTCGTCTTGTGGTTGGGTGGCGTCCCGCCCCGGCGGGGGTCCAGGGGCGGGACGCCGGTCTCATCACGCCGCGGCGTCGCCGACGGCGTCCTCATCCGGCCGGACCGCGGGCTGCGGCCGCTGCCGGACGTACCGGATCCCGGACACGGGCCCGGGCCGCCGCCCGGCCACGGTCACGGTGAACGTCAGCCGCGCCCCCGCCCCCATCCGGCGGTCCGCGTGCCAGGCCACACCGATGACCGCCCAGATGGCGACGCCGAAACCCACGACGAACCACAGGGCGGCCTCGGCCATCACCGGTCACCGGCCCCGGAGGCCTCGACGCCGGCCCGGGTGGACTCGCCAGCGCGCGGCTGACTGCCGGTGCGGGTGTCCTTCCCGGGCTGTCCACCGGGGGCCGGAATGGTGTCGTCAGCCAAGGCCGCCGGGTACCGGTGGCCGGCGGCCGCGAGCTCGGCGCCCGCCATGCCGATCGCGGCGGCCGCGCACGCGGCGGAGCACCACCAGCGCACCGGCGCGCCATGGCCGGCCACGTGGGCCACAACCCAGCCCCACGTGGAGGGGTCGACGCCGTCCGCGTCGACGGCCACCCGCCCGCAGCCGGGCGTACGGCACGGCGGCGGTTCGGGCTGGCCGCCGACGGCGACCCAGCCGCGGGCCCACTGCTCGGGGCGGCCCTCGTCCGAATGCCACGGCGCATCCGGACCGTTCCGGTAGAAGCCCGACGCCCACGGCAGCCCGTCGTACGGGTGCAGAGCCGCCGCCACGCACCAGAACCGCGGCCGGAAATCCGGCGGCACCAAGGGGTCGTTCAGCGCGTACTGCACGCCGGGCCGGAAGAAAGCCGCCATCCATGGCGGCACCGGAACCGTCCGGGCCTGCAACTTCTCGCGCTCCAGACGGGCCGCCAGCCCCGCGATGTGACCCTGCAGCTCCCGGACCTCCGCCCGGTGCTCGTCGTCGGCCTGGGCGCGGGCCGCCGACGCGATCGCCTCCACCGCCGCCGGGTCGAACAGGATGCCCGCGGCCTCCTCGGCGGCGGCCAGCTCGGCCGGGCTGGTGTCACCGTGCTCCATCGCCGCACGCAGGACACCCTCCGCGCAACGCCGCGGTCTTGACGCGTCCGACGAATGCGCCAGCGTCTCCCCGCCCTCACGCGTCGTAGAATCACTCAACGTCTTGCCTCACTCTCTGATCAGTGGGTCAGTCGCCAGGGGTCGTAGTCCGGGGTCCAGCCGGCGCGGCCCCGTCTCCATGTGGTGGGTCAGGCGGCGCCGGAGGCGTCGCGTACGGGGCGCAGATACGGGCGGTGCAGGATCGCCAGACGCCCGATCTCCGCATCCGTCAGGCGGCACCTGGGGCACTGCGTCGGGTCCGGCACACCGCACTCACACGGCGCATCCCAACCCGCCTGGAACGCCTCATCCGGAGTCCGGCAGATACGCGACCGGAGGACGTCGGCGCTCACGCGGCGTCGCTCGCGGTGGCGGACTGCCCGGGGCGGCGGCGCGGCAGAGTCCCGCACGTGATGTCAGCGATGTCGCAGCCCAGAATCTGAGCCGCCTCCCGCAGAAAGCGCGGGCCACCGTTGCTGATGCCCCGCTCGACCTGGCTCACATGGGTCACCGAGAAGGCCATCCGTCGGGCGAGGTCCTCCTGCGTCATCCCCTTCAGTTCGCGTAGCTCACGGATCTTCAATCCGTCCGTCTTCAGTGCCATAGCCACATCAAAACAGCATCTCTAGAAGTTTTCTAGGTCTAGCCCCAGGGAACCTCTAGAGATTTTCCATACGCGATCCACAGTGTCAGTGGACTACTAGAGGAGTTGTAGACATCTGCTACAACTTGAGAGACCATCTCGTTACGTGACCCCCGACGACCTCCCCCCACTGATTGGGCAGCAGCTCGCCAAGCGCCGCGAGGAACTGGATCTGACCCAGGAACTACTGGCGCGCAGCATCGGCATCACGTCCACCACGGTCAGCACCTCCGAGCGAGGCCGCACGGTCATCAGCCGGGCGAAGCGCCCTCTCTGGGAACAGGCACTTCAGCTCAAGGCGGGCACGATTAGCCGCGCCTACCGGGACGGCACCCCGATCGAGCTGCTCGATGTGCCCGCCGAGGCCGAGCCTGCGCCCTACGCGGACATGTCGGACCGGCTGGAGCGGGCCGTCTGGGAGATGAACCTGGACGAGGCGGACCGGCGGGACCTGGTCGACATGCTGCGCAAGGACAAGGCGGAGCGGCAGGGGCGTCGAGACTCGGCGTAGCGGGCTCACTGACCGGCGGTTGGCTGCCCATGCACGTCCACACGTGTGGGTGTTTTCTCGGCAGTCAGTGACCTAAATACCCGGTAAACACCTACACTACGGGGCGTGATGAAACCCCCGAAGAGTGCTGGTATCTACTGCCGTCTGTCGTACGCCCCAGACGGCAGTCTCGAGAAGGTCGAGCGTCAGGAGTCGGACTGCCGGCAGCTCGCGGAGCGGCTGGACTGGCCGGTCTCGGATGCGCACGTCTACCCGGACAACTCGAGGTCGGCGTGGCAGAGGAACCGGAAGCGGCCGCAGTGGGACAGGATGCTGGCTGCGGTCGACGCCGGCGAGATCGACGCGATCATCGTCTACCACGGTGACCGGCTGATCCGGCAGCCGTACGACCTCGAGCGGCTCATCGGTATCGCGGACGCTCGGGGTGTGCGGATCGCCTCCCCGTCCGGCACCAGGGATTTGGACAGCCCCGACGACCGGTTTGTGCTGCGGATCGAGGCGGCCCAGGCCTGCCGGGAGTCGGACAACACCAGCCGCCGAGTCCTGCGGGGCGTCGCCGCGCGGGCCGCCAGAGGTGCGAGCCACCAAGGCGGCCGTCGCCCGTATGGCTACGGCCTGCAGACCGGCACCCGGCCGCATATCGACCCACTCGCCGGCGAGGAGACCCGCGTGCCGGTCCGTGACAGGACCCTGCAGGTGCCGGAGGAGGCCGCGCTCCTGGCGGACGCGGTCGACCGGCTTCTGGCCGGGCAGTCCCAGGGCGGGGTCGTCCGGTGGCTGACCACCGAGGGCGCCGTGACCACCGAGGGTGGCCCGTTCACAGCCAAGTGCCTGCGGAACCTGGTGCTGTCCCCCCGGATAGCCGGGCTGATCGACCACCAGGGCGCCCTGTACGAGGGAGCCTGGGATCCGATCATCTCCCGGGAGACGTGGGAGGACGTCAAGGCTCTGTACCGGCGCAACGCCGAGGAGCATCCACACGCGGGCCGGTCCCGCGTGCACCTTCTGTCGGGAGTGGGCGGCGCCGAGTGCGGGCTGTGCAGGGCCACGGTCGGCGTCAAACCCAGCGGCGGCCGCAACCGGAAGACCTCCCGCATTTACCACTGCCCCGCGTGCCGGGGTATCGGGCGCAGCGTGGAGCTCCTGGACGCGCACGTTGAGGGCCGGGTGTTGCGGCTGTTGAACGACCGCCGGTTCTCGACCGAGCTGGACGCTGGCGATGACGGGGCCCCGGGCGTCGGAGCGGAGATCGCCGAGCTGGAGCGCCGCAAGGCAGAGACCAGGCGCACGCTGGAAAACCTCGTTGACCACCCGGACGTCGACCCCGGCCTGCTCGCCGTATCGCTCGGCAGCTTTGACCGGCGGATCGCCGAGGCGCGCAGCCGGATGACGACGTCGGCCGCCCGTCGGCTGCTGCTCCGCATGAGGGGTATGACCCGGGAGGGGTGGGCGGAGGAGCCGGTCGACGTGCGGGCCGCGACGGTCCGGGCGCTGTACCGGGTGGTGATCCTGCCGACGACCCGGCGCGGGCCGGGCTTCGACGTGGACGCCGTACGACTGGAGCGCAGGCCGCTGCCGGGCATCACATAGACCGGAAGCGGTCCGCCGTCGAGGCGCGGCCCTGCGGGAACACTGGGGGCGTCGCAGGCGTCGCCGGGGGCATGGGCACCAGCCGGAGCTGCGGACGCTTCTCGACGGCGGCAGCGGCCTGACTGTACTCACCGTCGGCTGCGTCCACAGCGCGGCGCACGACGGTCAGCCACCGGTCCCGGACCGCCCCCTCCGGTTGCCGGCACGCCGCGTTCAGCGCTGCCGCGATGGCGTCGAGCCGATGGCCCAGGCGGTCGAGGTCGGCGGCTGTCCCCCCGGGAGGCTGCGGTCTGGCGCCCGCGGGTATCACAGCCGGGCGGCCTGCCTCGCGGCGGCGGCCTCCCGTTCCTGGCAGCGGGGAGCCTGCGGGCACGCGCACAGCGGCAGGCGGCTGGTGTGGTCGGAGATGCCGGCGGCCTTCACCTGCCGGGTCTCCTTGAGCACGGTCCTCTCGCCGGTCCGCGGGTTGATTCTGTAGACCCCGAGCGTCATCACGTCGGTCCCTCCGTCGCTACTGGCCGATGGCAGCACTCACCGCCGCGTAACAGCCACGGCGTGTGAGTGAATTAGTTCACAGTAGAAGGGTGGTGAGTTAACTCGCAAGGACTTGAGTGAATTAGCTCATTAGTGGGACGCTGGCCCCATGCATCCCTACGAGCAGATCGCCGACCACTACCGGCGACAGATCCGCGACGGCGCCCTCGCGCCCGGCGAGCGCCTCCCCACCGTCAAGGACCTCGCCGCCGAATACCACGTGTCCACGGCCACCGCCCGGCACGCCCTGTCCTGGCTGCAGGTCGAGGGCTACATCGTCACCACCCAGCGCGGCAGCTTCGTCGCCCAGGAGCCGAACGCCGGCCCCAGCTCCCGCGACCGCCTGCTGCGCACCCACCGCACCGGATCGTTCCTGGCCGTCGGCGAGACCAAGCGGGTGACGTCCGCGGACGAGGTCGTGCCGCCGCTTTACGTGGCGCAGCTGTTCGACCTGGACCCGGGCGACCGGGTCATCCGCCGTGAGTACGTCACCGGCAAAGGCAGCCAGCGCCTCATGCTGGCCGTCGACTGGTATCCCGCGGACTTCGCCCGGCACGTCCCCGGCCTGCTGGGTACCGAGCCGGGCCAGCGCACTCCCGCACACCCCGGCTCGGGAAACGACCTGCTGGTGCAGATCGAGACCATCATGGGCCGCCGGGTGTCCAGTGGCCGTGACGCCATGCACGGCCGTGACGCCGACGAACGCGAGGCCCGCCTCCTGGGCGTGCCGGTCGGCTCCCCGATCCTCGCCGGCGCACACGAGTGGTCCGACGACCAGGGCCTCATCGTCTACGGCGAATGGTGCCTGCCCTACCGCTTCGCCATCGGCTACGAGTACACCGTCGACTGATCCCGGGCATGACGAAGGCGCCCCCCGTCCCGGCGTAGGCCGGGACGGGGGGCGCAGTGCTGTGCGGGGCTCGGTCAGGCGGTGGTGCTGTCCGTGATAAGTCCGAGGGTGGCCAGCCCGGTGAGGAGCGAGGCCAGGGCGGCGTTGCCGCCGCGCGATCCGGTGACGGCGGGCTTGGTCGTCGCGGTGGCGCCGTAGAAACCCAGCGTGGTGCCGAGGTGCCGCAGTGCCAGGGACACGATGACCGCGTCGTCCGTCGTCCACTCGTTGGCGGCTGAGCGGCGCCAGTTCGTATCGCGGCCCGCGCTGCCCGGCCCCACTTCGAGCAGGCCGGACTCCAGGATGCGGAACCGGTCGAAGGCGTCACCGGTCACGCCGCCGGCGAACGCGGTGTCCGTGGACGCGGCACCGGCCGAGGTGACAGCCCCGGTGAATATCGCGCCTGAGAGCAGGGCATACAGGGCCAGCGACTCGGCGCCCCTGGACAGGCCCGAGCCGAACATTCCCGCCATGAAGATCTCGGCCTGCGAGGTGTCTGACAGGTCCGTCGCGGTGCGCGTCACGACCAGGACCGCCAGCAGGGCCCCCGCCCCGGGAAACAGCGGGTTGACCACGTAGGGGTCCATGGCCAGGGCGGCCACCGCGGCCGCCTTGGTGCTGTAGACGGTCTGCCCGTACTGGATGGCCAGCTGCCCGTCGGTGGTGTTCGTGGGGAAGACCCAGATGCGCTGGATCGTGGACCGGCCCACGCCGCCGCCCACCGGGGTGACCACCCCGCCCAGGTCGTAGTTCGCAGGGTCCACGACGGTGACCGCCGCGGGGAACACCGTGGTGGAGCTGGTCCCGTAGCGGAAATTGGCGGGCGCCTGGGCGATGGTGGTGTGGATATGCGGGTCGTTGGTCTGGACGGCGCCCACGTAGTGGGAGAACGCCCTAGCGAACAGCCGGCCCGAGGCCTGGGCCAGCTGCAGGTTCGCCCCGTTGGCCGTGACCTGATTGCCGTCCACGACAAACGGGCCGAGCGCGTCCATCAGGTCGATCAGCTGGTTTCCCAGCTGGGACAGGATCTGCGGCGTCGACTGGTCCACGAAAATCGTGGCGGTCCCGATGTCATACGCCGTGACGCCCAGCACGATATGGGTGCGCCGCTGCGCATTGGTGGGCTTGCCGGCCTGCTGGACCACCGTCCCGGCGGAGCTCACCAGCCAGTACGTCGCCGACCGGGCCAGCGCCCCGGCGTCCAGCGCCACGGTCTGCGCGGCGGTCGACACCTGCGTCACCACGGGGTCGGTGGCGTCGGTGACGTAGTCCACGATGTACCCGGTCATGGCGCCGATGTCGACGGCGCTGGGGGTCGCCGAGGCGTCCAGTGTGCCGCCGGACATCACGCCGGTGGACAGGGCCGTGGAGAGGGCTTCCTGGACGTCGACGTCGACGCCGCCGGCGGTCAGGGCCAGCGGGCCGGACATGGTCCCGCCGGCCAGTGGCAGGAACGCGTCGGCGAACACCGGGGTGATCGGGTCCGGCACCAGGACGTCCGCGAGGATGACCGCCGGGGTGGCCTTCAGCAGCTGCACGTACCGGACCCAGTCCGGCGCGTTGGCGAACCGGCCCTTCACCTGATACGTCCCGCCGGACGGGTTGATATCCGTCGCGTCGTTGGCGATGAGCGTGACCGTGAACTCGCCGCCGACCAGGCGCACCAGCTTGCCGCCGCCGAACGTCAGGTCATCGCTCGGGATCACTCCCAGGTCCGGGCCGATGAACGTCAGGGTGCCCTGGATCAGCGTCCCGTCGGGCAGCGTCAACGGCTCACCCGAGGTGAGCGTGACGGTTTCCACGCCAACAGGCAACGGCATGCGTTTCCTCCCGGAGGTGCGGTGCTGCTACTAATCCGGTAGCAACTGGTAGATGGCCTGGTAGTTCTGGGAGTCAGCCGCCCTCGGCCTCGTCGATCCACCGGGTGCGCCGGTCGATCCGGTCGACCACGGCCGCCAGGATCTGGACGGTGCTCTCCAAGCCGCTCATGCGCTGGATCAGGCCGGGCCTGCCGGGTACCCCGGGCCGGTCGGGCACCCCGGCCCAGTCCTCGGCGATCTGGTCCAGGACCCGCAGCAGGGGAAGGATCTGGTCCAGGACCCGCGCCACGCGCAGGCCGAACCGTACGATCCGCCACACCAGGGCGCTGGCGGCCGCGGCCGCGACGATGAGGCCACACCACAGCATCACCGTGTCGGCGGCCGGCTGTCCGGTGGTCACCGGTTTCTCCGGGCCAGGGCCTCCAGGCCGTCCGGGGCGTCGGTACGGAGGAAGCCGAGCCACCGCTGGACGCTGGGCAGGGCCATGACGCGGGCCAGGCCGCCCGCGGCCGCGAGGCCCCCGCTCACCCAGGGCAGCGTCTCGGGTATGCCGCTCGCGCCGACGATCGCGGGGAGCGCGACGGCGAATGCCAGCACGCCCTGCAGGACCGTACGGATCGCGCGCTTGGTGTCGTTGGACATGGGAGATCCGTTTCCGCGAGGGGTCAGGCGTTGGGAACGTCGAGGCGGACGGTGACCTGCTCGATCGCGGCGGTGATGCGTGCGATCAGCGCATCGGCATCGATCTGCTCATCGTGGGCGGCGAGCGCGGTCGCGAGCTGGGCGATGACGGCCTGCAGCGCGGCGACCGTCGTCTTGATCTCCGCCACCCACCCGTTGGTGGCGGCCACGTGCTGGCCCATGGAGTAGGCGACGCCGGAGTCCGAGGCACGGGTGACGAGGGTCTTGTCGACGGTCGCCGTCTTCACCGCCTTGATCGCGGCAAGTACGTCGGCAAGCTGCTGGGCCTGGGCGGTGGTCAGGGACACGTCGTCCTCCGTGGGGGTGGTCTTGCCGGTGGTAAGCGCGACGATGCCGGGGAAGACGCGCTCGGTGAACTGCTTGACCCGGGCATCACCGGGGCAGGCAGTGCCGCCCAGGGACCATTCGGCGTGCAGCCGGTGGTAGCCGTAGCCGGGGTCGGCGGCGGTGCCGCAGATCCGCAGGGGGATGCCGTGCTGCTCGTGGAGCCAGGCGCCGAGCTTGACGAGCGCGGCGATCTGCTCGCCGGTCCACGGGTCGGTGTGCTCCAGGTTGCTGGCGGTCTCGATGCTCACCGCGCCGGTGCCGTCCGACCGCAGGTTCGCGGCGTAATTGGCGTCCGCGCGGGTCTGCGTGCCGATGAACTGGCCGAGATCCCCGTCGTAAGCCAGGCCGAAGTGGCTCTCCAGGTTGGTGGAGTCCCGCCAGTATTCGTAGATGCGCTGCTCAGTCCACGGGGCGGCGATGCTGTGCATGATGAACTGCGTCGGAACGATCGCCGCCTGCGCGTCAGACTCCGGCTGCAGCTCCATCTTCACGGCGCCCGGATACCAGGCCATGGGTCCTCCTCGGGGCAGCAGAAAGCCCCGGCCGGGGCGGCTCGGGGCGGCGGCGTGGTGGGGCAGGTCAGGTGGCGGGCGCCACGATGAGTTCGCGTCCGGCGATGTCGCAGGTGGCATTGGCGCCGAAGCGCAGGTACACCGCCAAGACGTAGTACGTCGCCCCTGCTGTGAGGCCGGTCTGCAGGAAAGTCCGGCCGTAGGAGCAGTAGTCCCCGGGCGACGCGATGCCGTCGCCCACCACCGCCCGGAACACGGAGGCGTCGGTGATGAGCGTCCCGGTCGCGTCGGTGCCGAGGTACAGCTTCCACGTGACGGACAACCGGTCGGTGTTGGCGGCGTTGTTGCGGATGTTGGCGTTGATCGTGATGAGCGCCCGGCCGGTCGTGGCCGCCACGAACGTGGTCGCGACGACCGGCGTACCCGGGACGTAGGTCGCGTCGGAGATGTTGCTGATGGTCGTGATGTCGGTCGCGGTCACGGTGGGCGGGAAGTCGGCGGCCAGGACGACGCTGCCGGCGAGGAGGTCGGGCACGGTGGAGCCTTCCTTACAGGGCCCGGTGGGGCGTCTGGAACAGCCGGACCGGGGCCCCGGTGGAGTGGGTCTTGACGATGCCGTTGACGGAGCGGACGACCGTGGCGGTCTGGGGTGAGGTGGCGCCGGTGATCGCGGTGACGGTCATCCGCTCGCCGCCGATCATGATGTCGAATCCGCCGCCGACGCTGGTGGTCCACAGCGGCCCGGAGGCGACCGCGATGTCCACGGCGGTCTCGGTGGTCGTGAGGTCCTCGTTCAGGGTGGTGGTGGCGCTGTCGTACCGGTCGGTGCCGTAGACGGCGACCTGGCGGGCCGCGTCGGGCATGCAGTAGAAGTCGATGGCGTGGGTGAACTGGTCGAAGGTCTCGCGGTAGCCGATGACCTGCTGTTCGATCAGCTCGGGCGGGATCCGGGCCGGCATGCCGGACACCGTGACCAGGTCGCCCTGGTCCATCGCGAGGGCCGCCTCGGTGAGGGCGGAGTCGGCGGTGAAACGCGGGTTTTCCAGGGCGATGCGGATGACCTTGTACCGGGCCTCGTTGACGGTGCCCTGGAACACCCGCCACCCCGCCTGGTCGGGGCAGTCAAGGTCCCGGTAGAGCGACAGGGACGGCGCGTCGTCGTAGCGGCCGATACCGTCCGGCGGGGGCTGCACCGACATCGGCCCGGTTTCCTGGACGACGCGGGCCGAGGATCCGCCGTCCCTGGTCACGGTCACGTCGTTGCGGGCGGCCGGGTCGTCCTCGGCGGGCCACAGGTCCCCGGAGATGTGCCCGGCGTCGTACTCCAGAGCGAGGAGGGCCGTGTTGTTGTACTGCGACTTGCGGTCGCGGTAGCCCAGGCCGAGGACATCGCGCGGCTCGTAGACGAAGCCGCCGCCGTCGGAGGCCTCGCACTCCGCGAGGAGGGCCAGGAACGCCTTCTGGCCCTGGGGTCCCATCTTGGTGCCGTCGTTGAGGTTGCCGATGGACCGGAATTCGATGCCCTCTTCCAGGCACAGGCGCCGGACCCGGTCCCCGGCGGACTCGTTGGCGAACGCGGCCAGTTCCTGGCCGAGGTCGGAGATGTTGCGGGTGGCGTCGGCCTGCACGGAGATATGGCCGAACACGGTGCCGAGGTCGGCTGCGGTGGGGTTGACGATGACGCCGGTGACGCGGCCGAAGGTGATGCCGGTGAAGGTGTCGCCGCTCGCCTCGTAGACCCCCGCGTTGGGCTCGAGGGTGGCCAGCACCACATCGACGTCCGCGCCGTTCTGCACCATCTCCAGGGAGGCCCGCACCGGCAGGCCGTCGATGCCGAAGCCGATCGGTCCTGTCTGGTCCAGCTCGACGCCGTCACGGTCCCGGACGCTGACGTAGAGCGAGCCGCCGGTGGCGTAGACCATGTCCCACCAGATGCCGGTACCGCCCGTGCACACCACCCGCAGCAGGATGTCGTTGTCGGCCTCCCCGCCTGGCGGGAGGCTCATCAGCCAGCGGGTCTGGTACTCGGTGGTGGCGGTGTGGGCCGGGACGAGGCCCTTGAAGATGGCCGTGCCGGGGACCGGCAGGGGGGAGGAGCAGTCGAACACGGAGGACGACGCGAGCTCGGGTGTCCCGGTGATGCGCATGAACGTGCCGTCGCCCAGCCCGCCGGCCAGGAACGTGGAGCCGTCCACGTCCTCGCATGACCAGTAGGCCACCGCCGGGGACGCCAGGGAGCCGCCGGAGGTGATGGCCCGGAACATGGCCGACTTCAGCGGGGTCTTGCCCTGCTCCAGTCGCCGCCGCATACCGGCCGCCTCGGCCTCCACGTAGGCGTAGGCGTCGGTGGAGTCCCACTTCTCCTTGTACTCGGACATCTCGCCGTGCATCCGGTAGCGCCGGTTGGAGATGACGGCGTTCCCGGCGGCGATCCACAGGTTGTCGTTCTCGGTGACCGCGTAGGTGCCGGTGGCCTGCGTGGTGAAGTCGACGTCGGACACGAGCGTCCCGGCGATGCCGCTGCGCAGCTCGAAGTGGTGGACGGCGCCGTGCAGCGGGTTGAAGCTGCCGTCGTAGCCGGGGACGGCCGCGCCGATGGACAAGCTCCGGACGGAGGCGTCGATGGTGGTGGTGCCCGCCGTGACGACCGGGTCACCGAGCTGGGTCCAGGCGCCGGCGATGGTGTCGGAGGTGTAGAAGACGACGGTGTTCCCGCTCGCCCCGTTGTCGACGTCGAGCGTGAACCGTAGTGCCTGCCGTCCGCCCTGCGGGACGGGCCGGGTGCTGGTGATGACGTGTGAGGCGTTGGCGGGGTCGAACCACAACAAACTGAGGCATCCGTTGCCCTCCAGCCGGCAGGCCCAGGCGTTGTCCAGGTCGATGGCCGCCCGGTACCGGCCGGCCAGCCATGCCTTCTGGCGCCACGACTCCGGCTGGAGGTCCAGGCGGATGTCGATGTCGCCGGGGATCTCCAGGGCGGCCCGCGCGACCGTGGTGATGCGGTCCCCGACGAGGGTCTCGCCGACGCGTGCGCCCTGCAGCCGCAGGGCGATCGTGCCGTGCGCCTTCGAGATCCGCACGGGAGTGTTGCGGCCGATCAGCCCGTAGTAGTCCCCGGTGGGGTTGCGGGGAGAGAACCGGCCGCTGCGGTTGTCCAGGGTGAACGACGCCTGTGACGGGCTGGACGCGGAACCTTCGGAGGACTTCCCGCGGGAGGTCTCCACGGCAGGCTCGGCCTTGCGGTAGCCGGTGATGTCCGTCCAGCCGCCGAGGTCCATCTCGAGGGCGAAGCCGCTGCTGTCCCAGTCCTCGGCGGCCGGGGCGGCATCCCCGACGGCGAACGACCAGTGGATGCCGCGCTCGACGCTGTTGGTGGGGTTGGCGGTGTTGGCGGTGATGACCTCACCGGGCCCGTTGTTCGCGTCGTGGTAGGCGCCGGACTGGCCGCGCACGATGGTACCGGCGTCGATGGCCTGCACGTCGAACGCCTCGGTGCCGATGGACCACGTGACCGCGTCGGCGGTGGTGTCCCGCCAGCAGTAGACCGCATACCGCATGGCGGTGCGGGCCGGTGTGAGGGCGGTGCCGGCGCTGGGGTCAGTGGTGGAGGTGACGGCGACGTCCCAGCTGTCGAGGCCGGACGCGGAGGAGAACGAGCTGATGGACACCCCGATGGCGCCGCCGCCCGGGGTGGGCTGGAACTGCCACAGGTAGGAGGCGCCCTCGGCGGCGGCGACCTTGGTGTAGCAGCGGCTGCGCAGCCCGGTGCTGTCGTCCACCGCGCTGACGAACGTCCACCCCGACGGGGCGGCGAACGTCGTGTCACCGGTGTAGCCGTGGGTGACGGCCACCATCAGGTCGTCGTTCACGGTGCCGGCCGGTTTGGTGACGGTGACGGCGATCCCGTCGGCGCCGCCGGTGTTGGTGGCTGTGGCGGAGGAGCGGAACGCGACCATCAATTGCCTCCCAGGAATCCCTGGACGTCGCCGCCGCCGAGGGTGCGTACCGCGTTCTTCAGCGGGTCGACGATGAGGTCCGCCACCTTCTTCTCACCCATCCGGATGGTGATCGTCATGGGACCGCCCGCCTGCATCTTCCCGAGGGACGGGGCGGACGAGCCGGCCATCGCGGGCAGGCCGGCGGTGAGGGAGCCGAGCTGCTTGCGCAGCGCCGGGGCCTGGTTGTCCACGCCGGCCATGAAGCCGCCCATGACGGCCTCGCCGGACGGGGTGAGGAGCCGCATGTCCAGCGTCATCGGGCCCTTCCAGTCGGGGATCATCGCCGTGATGGAGTTGAACCGCTCCCGCAGCGACCCGATCATGCCGGTGACGCCCTTGATCAGACCCCGGATGATGTTGGCCCCGGCGTTGATCAGCAGGTTGTTGAGGTTGCCGAGCGCCCCGGTGATGCGGCCCGGCAGGCCGCGGACCATGGCGACGAGCTCGGTCACCTTCTTGGACGCAGCCGATCCCATCTGGCCGAAGAACGTGCCGACCCGGCCGGGCAGCTTCGACAGCCACTCGATCGCGGACAGCACCATGTTGATGCTGCCGCGGACCTTGCCGACCACCCAGTCGTTAGCGGCGCCGACGGTCTTCTTGATGGTGTCCCAGTGCTTGATGAACAGGCCCGGCCCGGTGAAGTTGAGGAACAGGTTCACCAGCATGTTCCAGCCCGCTTTGAGCAGGCCCCAGAACCAGTTCCACGCGGCGATGGCGGCCTTGGTCATGATCTTCCAGGCGTCCTGGAAGAACGTCGTCTTCGTGGCGACCAGCACAATGATCGCGATCAGCGCGACGATGCCGAGGATGATCCAGGTGGTCGGGCTGGCCAGCAGCGCGCTGTTGAGGACCCACTGCACGGCGGCCCAGACGCCGAGCGCGGCCGCGACGGCCAGGACGACGGGGACGATGAACTCCATCAGGCCCTTGTTCTCCGAGATGAACCCGGCCACCGCGCTCAGGGCGGGGGCGAGGAGCTCGCCGAGCGTCGTGGAGACCGTCCGCATGATCTGGTCGAACGCCTGCCCCGGCGACTGCTCCATGCCGTCCGTCAGGGCCTTGGCGGACCCGCCCGCCTTGTCCAGGCCGCTGGCGGCGGCGGCGCCGGACGCGTCCAGGGTCAGGAGGCTGTTGCCGAGGTCCTCGCCGGGGCCGCCGAACAGGGCGGCCTGCAGGGCGGTGCGCTTGGTCTGGTCCTCGACGCCCTTGAGTGCGCCGATGACCTGGTCGAAGGCCTGCGTGCCCTTGCCCTCGTTGACCAGGCCCTGGATCTCCTTGACGTCCAGGCCGAGATCCTTCAGCGGCCCCTTGACGGCCTCGGTGTCGGCCAGCAGCAGGGTGAATTCCTTGACGGCGTCGCCGAGCTTGTCGAGCTCGAACGTCGGGTCCTTGGCCGCCTGGGTGAGCAGGCCGAACATTTGCGGGCCGGTGAAGCCGAGCTGGTCGAAGAACCCGGCGTACTCGTTGGTGAGGGCCGGGATTTCCTCGCGCAGCTTGGCGGGAAGTTTCTGGGCGGAGGCGGTGAGCAGGTCGAACGCCTCGGTGCCGTCCTTGGCCAGCCCCGACTTGATCAGGTTGCCCACGGCCTGGGTGGACTCGCCCACGTCGAACTCGAAGGTGTCGGCCAGCCCGAGGGCACTCTTGCTCATCGACTGCAGCTCAGCGTCGGTGAAGTCCCCCAGGTCGCCGATCGAGGAGACGACGCTGCCCACGGCGGCGCTGGCGTCCGCCATGGAACCGCCGAACCCGGCGGAGAACACGTCCCCGGCGATACCGCCCGCGCGCTGGGCCTCGGCCTCGGTCAGGCCCAGCTGGTTCTGCAGGCTGGTCTGCGCCGCGGTGATGTCCATGGCCGAGTCGAGCGCCAGGGCGAACGCCCCGCCCGCCAGGCCGCCCGCCGCCGCCGCCGGGGCGGACAGGCCGCCCATGCTCCGCTCGACCTGGCCCAGGCCCTCCTGGGTGTCGTCGCCGACCCCGATGCGGACCAGCAGTTCGTCCAGGATGGTCATCGGTCCCGCCCTCTCCGTCGACGCGTGCTCGGCCGCAGCGCGGGCGGCCCGGCCCGCCTGCCGGGCTGGTCGTCTTCGCTGTCGTATGCGGCCTGGATTCCCTTGACCATGTCGAGCAGCTGCTCGCCCGTCTTGCGCCGGGTCTTGCGGCTCCACTGGATCAGGTGGTCCAGGAATTTGGGCTTCTTGCCCTTCTTCATGTGCGGGGCCGCCACGTCCATCGCGAGGCGGGCGGCGACCAGGTCGAGGCGGGCCGGGGTGATGGGCCCGTAGAGGTTCTGATACGCCACCAGGCGGATCATCTCCTCCTCCGCGAATCGCTCCAGCACCTCACCCGGGGTGATCCGGAACGCGACGGCCAGGTCGTACTGGAGCTTCAGCTCTGGCCGTCGGAGAAATTCTCTTCGGCGTCCTTGACCTTCTGGGTGAAGTCCTTGTCGTCGTCGGACAGGTGCCGGACCAGGTTGAACAGGCCGTTGACGATGCCCGCGTTGCGCTTGGCCAGGATGGCGATGCCCTCGCGCAGATCGGGGAAGACCAGCGTGTCCGTCTCCTGCTCGTACAGGGCCTTGGCGACGATCTCGGACCGGTTGGAGCGGATGGCCATCTCCGCGCCGGCCTTCTTGGCCTCCACGGTCATCCGGGACAATTTGTTCTGGTACGCCTCCCAGTCCGCCGAGGGCAGGCCCTTGACGCGGAACATCACCCCGGGGGCCCACTCGGGGATCTCCACGTCGTCCTGGCTCTTGATGTCGTCGGCCGAGCGGATGAGGTCCTTCAGGCTTGCCATGGCGCTACTCCTCCTCAGCCGGTCGCGGTCAGGGTCGGCATCCCGGAGATCTTCACGGTGACTTCCCGTTCCATCTTGTCGTCGACCGGGAACGCGTCACTGATGCCGGTGATCAGGGCGGTGAATTCCCAGGTGTGCTCGTTGGCGTCGCCGGGCAGGATGACGACCTGGTAGTCCCGCAGGCCCTTCTCCTCGAAGTCGGCATCCAGCGCCGAATGCGTGGTGTCGCCGGGGTCGTAGTTGATCGTGACGCCCACCTCACCGCCGTCCTTGAGGCCCTTCACGAACTCGCGGTACTGGTTCGGCGAATCGTGCGCGGTGACCTCGATGGCCTCCCGCGAGCGGTCCGGGCCGGACAGGTCCGAGACGTTCGCGACCACGGCGAAGGCGCCGCCGCCGGTGGTGTCCCGGAGGAACTGTGTACCGAATGCGTCCTCACCGGCCATGGATCAGTCCTCCAGCTTGAAGACGGCGACGGTCACCGAGGTGACCGCGCTGTAGGTGATCGTCGCCCGGCCGGTGGCGCCCCGGAACACGGAGTCCAGCGGGATGATCCCGGCCGACGTCGCGGGGACGACGAGCGTGGCGTCGGCGATCGCCAGGCCCTTCTCCGTGCCGGCGGTGGCCAGGGTGACGGTCTTGGACGACGCGTCGCCGTTCGCCACGTACAGGAAGTGCCCGGGGCCGATGGCGGCGGTGTCGCCGGTCGAGGTGGCGGCGGTGTCCACCGCCGCCACCTCCGGGACGCCCCCGACGATCGGGACGGAAACGGTTGCGAGGTCGGCCATGGTGATCTCCAGTTCCTGTGCAGGGGAAAGCCCGGACATCGCGGCCCGGGCGGATTGTCGGATGGGTCAGACGGTCTGCTCGGTGACCACCATGTAGCGGAGCACCACGTGCCGGATGTCCCCGGGTGGTTCCGGATCGGTGAGCGTCTGGGAGAACTCGAACCGGGTCACGACGTGATGCAGGCCGGTGATGGTCAGCGGCTGGTGGTCGAGCAGCGCCGTGACTTTCGCGGCGATGGCGAGGCCCTGGGCGTGGCCGCGGTACTGCGACCACACGTGCAGGGTGATGACGGTCTGGCGGCCGAATCGGTCGTGGCTGTTGTCCGGCGTCTCGGTCGCCTCGCCGATCACGACGTACGGATAGGCGACGTCCTCCGGGACGTAGTCGAACACGCCGCTGATCGTGGCCATCAGTGCCGCGTTCCCGGTCAGCCGGTCGTGGATGGCCTGCTGTACCGGGAGCATCGGGGCGGGCGCGGTCACGGCAGGACCCTTCGCAGCTCTGCGGCGATCCGGTCCGGGAGCTTGGTCCGCTCCGCTTCCAGGGCCGGTCCGAGGACGGGGTTGGCGGGGATACGCCGGGTGCCGTGCTCGTGCAGGCTGGCGTACTGGTCGTCCCGGTCCCGCCAGCCGACCTCGGCCTGCAGCCCGCTGTTCTCGTACTTGATGTCGATGCTGTCGCGCAGATTGCCGGAGTCCACGCGGACGTTCTGTTTGGTGCCGGCCTTGACCGCCTCGGCGGATTCCTTCACGGCCTTCGCTGCGGCGGCTTCGATCTGCGGGGCCAGCTCGGCGAGGCGTGCCCGCAACCGGTCCATGCCCACGATCTCCACGCGGGTAGTGGAGCGTCCCGCCATCGGGTCACCTCTTCTTGGTCTGCTGGTGCAGGTCGCGGCGGATTGTCGCGAGCTCCCCGGCGATGGCCAGCAGCGCGAACCCGATGGCGCGCGGCACGTCCGCGTCCGCCTCGCCCAGGCCCAGGAACTCCTCGGCGCGTTGCCGGAGTTCCAGCGGCTCGCGCGGCAATGGCATGTCAACCTCCTTCGGATTGGATCAACTCGACCAGAGCCTTCGAGTAGACGGGCCGGGACGGTTGCACGACGGACTGGACCCGGAACACCTGGGCGGTGCCGAGCCCGTCCGTGCCGCGCAGCTGGTCGCCCCGCAGGACGTCCGCGGACGGCAGCAGGAAGACGTCGTGCGAGTGCTTGGAGTCCGCCTGCTGGGCGATGAGCCGCTCAGTGGGAGACGGCTGGTCGACCTTCGCCCGCACCTCGGCGGGTTGCTGCGTATAGGTGGTGGCCTGCCCGCCCGCCCCGTCGTCGACGGTCGTTGGCCGCCACACCTGAAGCCGCCGGTTCAGGTGCCGGCCGGGGCCGCTCACCTGGACCTCAGCAGGCTCATGCCGCCGCCGAAGCGGGCGGCCAGGCGCTCGCGCAGGTAGTCCGGCAGTTCCATCTCCGTGATGAGGCCGTCGCCGCCGTAGGTCACGCTGTAGTCTCCGATCCGCTCGGCCCGGATGTTCTTGGCGGCCAGGCCCTGCCCGCCGTCCTCGGCCCGGTAGGCGACCAGCGCTGCGGCCACCATGCGGCACACCAGGTCGACGATGTCCGCGGGCACCGTTGCCAGGCCGTGCGTTTGGGTGACCTCCGCTTCGGACGGGCCGTCGCATCCCGTCCAGCCGGCTGCGCGCCACAGCCGATGTGAGCGCAGCCGCCAGTCCGTCACCGCGACGCCGTCCAGCTCAACCGTGGCCACCGCGGAGATCGGCAGGCCGGGCAGTGTCAGCCACTGGCCCGGCTCGCCCTCCAGCGTCACCGTCGATGTTGTCTCGGAGATCGGCGTTCCGGCCGCCTCGCGTACTGCGGCCGACGCCACGTCGAGGTACGTCTCGACGATCGCGGTCTCCGCGACGTCCACGGTCAGACCACGGGCGGCCAGATCGGCCACCGTCGCCAGCGCTGCCAGTGCCACGGTGATTCCTCCCCGTCAGCTGACCAGGTCGATCAGGTCGGCCTTCGTGTAGACCGCCGCGTCGTCGGCCGACATGAGCCCCCGGCCGACGACGTGGGCGATCCACTCGGACTTGGACGCGTTCACGCCAGGGCGCGGGGATCGCCCCGCGGTCAGGTCGCTGCCGCCGTCCGGATCGACCGGGGCCTCCGGCGCCGGCGCGGGCGCGGCCGTGTACGGCGCGCCGTCGGGGTGTACGCGCCTCAGGAGCCCTTGCTCGTAGCGTTCTGCGATGCCCTCGGGGAGGGGGAGGTCCATCGCGATGATGGCCCCGCCCTCGCCCCGGACATGGATCGTCTCGGCCATCAGGTGTTCCTCGGGACCTTCAGGGCGGTGATCGTGGCGTTCACGGTCTCCGCCTCGATGAGCATGCTGCCGTCGGACTGGACGAACCGGCCGGACTCGAACGGGCCGATGAACTGCACGCCGGTCGTCGCGGCGACCGTGACGTCCAGGTCGCCCTGGCCGGCGGCGAGCGCCGGCGGGTGGTCGCCCGCCTTGATGGTGATGACCTGCTCGATGCCGGTGTTCGCCACCCGCAGCACGGTCAGCTCCGGGAACGCGGCGGAGATCTGCATGTTGTTCGTCGGCGCGACGACCGTGGTCGTCCCGGCCGGCTGCGCCAGGTTCGAGTTCGGAACCAGATTCGAGTAGGGGATTTGCGTGGTTGCCATGGGTCATGTCTCCGATCAGGCGGGGTTGATGAACGCGGCGGCCAGGTGGTCCGGACGGATGACCTTCGCGCCGTACAGGGCGAGGCCCTTGACCGCGTCCTCGAACCCGTTCTCCGGGCGGTAGGCCTCGGTCTTGTTGATCTGCTCCGCGAAGGTGACGGCCTCCTTGACCCCGGCCTGGACCACTGTGGTGTCGCCGGTCGGGACGGGGCAGTTGTTCGACTCGTAGATGTCGAACCCGGCCGCCCGGCCGACCAGGGCATTGCGCAGCCCCTGGTCAGTGCCCGCGTTGTCGGCCTTGATGAAGCGGTCATCCTTGAGCAGCGAGGCGTAGAACTCCGGGGGGACGACGACGTACCGGCCCATCTTCGGCACGTTCGCCTTCGACAGCTTCGTGCGCAGCGGCACCAGCACGTCGTCGTAGGCATCCGTCGCAGTGGTGAACGTGTCGATCGGAGAGCCGACCACATTCAGGAAGTTCGCGGTCTGGATCTGCGTGTACAGCCCGGCCACGTACTGGTCGACGGTGTCGGCCAGCCCGTAGGCCGCCTCGGACATGGCCTGCGGGATCAGGTTGGACTTCACCTGACGCTTGTCCACGTCGTCGATGGAGAACGCCCAGTACTTCGACTGGTCGACCACCAGAGTGCGCTGGCCGGTGGTCAGGGCCTCCGGGGTGATCGTGGTCGACCCCGGGGTGTAGGTGCCGATCGTCGGCCGGGACACCGACGTGATGCGGACGGTGTCGCCCGCCTCGGCGATCTCGCCCTCGTAGTCGCGGTTGACCACGGTCGGCGAGGCGTAGATGAGCTCCTTGCGCGTCGCGACGAGCAGTCGCGCGCTCCAGATCTCGGGAACGAAGTTCCGCACGGTCATGGGGTTCCTCCTGGTTACTTGCCGCCCATGAGGTCGTCGAGCCGGCCGTCGATACGGGCCTTATCGATCGCCTCGGCGGACATGGTCTTGAGGTCCTGCTGAGTGAGCTGCTTCGGGCGGCCCGCCTTGCGCGCTGCTCCGCCGTCGCCGGTGCCCTGGAACCTCTTCGCCGTTGCGGCAGCCAGGTAGGGCTTGTTCTTCACGAGGTCGTCGATCGCGTCGGCGATCTCGTCCTCGTCGACCTGGCCGTCCTCGTCGACCTCGAACTGATCGAGGTCGAGGAACGTCAGGGCGTCCTTGGGATCGGCCAGCTTCCCGGCCGCCGCCGCCCGCACCTCGGAGCGCACGATGCGAGTGTTCGCGCGGGCGGTCGCCGCCCGGTCCGCCTCGGCCCGGATCTGCTCCGCGCCCTCCGCGCCGTCCTCGCCTGCGGGCTTGGCCTTCAGCCGGTCACGCTCGGACTCCGCTGTCCGGCGGCGCTCGCGCTCCGCCCTCAGCTTGGTCTTCATGGAGTCCAGGGCCTTCTTGCCCTTGTCGCCCAGATCGTCGGCGCCCTCCGGGTCCGGGTCGCCGTCGGGGTCGGTGTCGGGATCCGGGTCGCCGTCGCCGGCGGGATCCGCGTCCGGGTCCGGGCCGCCCTCGGGGTCGGCGTCCGGGTCGGGGTCGCCGTCGCCGTAGAACACCGGCGAGAACAGCCCGGTGCTGTACGGGTGGGACCAGCCGGGCGCCTGCGCGCGGCCGCGGCGGGGCAGGGTGCTGCGGTTCATGGTTCTCCCGTTGCGGGGTGTGGGCCCGCGCGTTGCGCGCGGGCAGGGCGATCAGACGATGAAGGCGTGCTGCCGGAGCAGGCTGATCGCGTGCTCGCGGTCGTCGGCGATCCGGAAGATCTCCTCGGGCATCAGGCGGGGGGTGCGCGAGACGGACAGCCGGCGGCCGGGCTGCTTCTGGAAATCCTGCAAGCGGCGGCCCGCGATGCCGCGCTTGGTGACGCCCTCGGTGGTGATCTGCAGGCGGCGCCCGAACACTGTCGCCGACGCCATGCCGCGCCGCGCGTTGACGACCTGGCCGATGTCCGCGCCGGCGTCGATCGCCTTGACCGCGGCCTGGCCGAACGTCTTCTTCTTCTGCGCGTCGGACATCTGGTTGAAGACGTCGGACGCGTCGACCGGTGTGGGCCGGTGCTCGCGGGTGACCGGCTCCATCGAACAGTGACACCGGGGATGCCGGGCGAAAGCCGAGCTGACCCCGTACTCCCGGCCGGCCAGGATCACGCAGCGCGAGCACGCCCCGCTCTCGACGACCCGCACGTAGGACGTCACCGCCGGGCGGGTGATCATGCCCACCGAGTCGGCGGCGCGGCCGGTGTCGGTAACGGCCGTTCTCACCACCACGTCGAGCAGGACCTGGCCGCGCGCCATGGCCTGCACGACGGGCGCCCCGCCGGTGACCATCCGCAGCGCAACCCACATGGGGGCCATGAGTACCTCGGCCATCGGGCGGCCGCTGCCATCCACGCCGAGCAGGGCGGCCGGGATCAGGCGGTCCGAGTCCGGCTGGTCCGGGTCGGCGCCCAGGAGCGCCTCCAACCATGCCTCCGTGCTCTGCCCGGCCGCCAGCTGCCCGCCCGCCACGATCGCCAGCACGCTGCCCAGCAATCCCAGCCACGACGGGCGGATGTTGTCCCGATCGACCCGCAGCCATGCCGCACGCGCCGCGCGGGCGGTAGCCGCGGCCAGGCGCCGCCGCGCCTCGTTGTGGGCGACCGCCGCCGGGGACGGGCTCACGGACCGGGCTCCGGGCCAGGCTCGTCCTCGGCCGGCATGTCCTCGGGCGGCATGTCCTCGGCCGGGGCAGGGCCGGCGCCCTGGGTCATCATGCGGGTGATCTCCGAGACCGGGTCGGCCTCCAGCTCCCGCTCCCGCATTGTGACCACGTCGGCGACCTCCGTCGGGGTGAGGCCGTAGCGCAGGGCCAGCCATTCGAAGGGGAAGCCGAGCTGCTTCAGCTTCAGCAGCGCGTCGGCCATCTGCGCGTGGCTGCGGGATTCCGAATCCGCCCACAGCACCCGCCCCGACCGCAGTGCCTGCGCCTTCGCGGCCTGCCCCTTGGCGAGCGCAATGAGCGTCGCCATCTCCCGCAGGCCCTGCCCGGACCACAGCTTCTTCTCGTCGACCCGCTTCACCAGGCCGGTCTCCGCCGCGAGCAGGGCGCCCTCGGCGAGGTTGGCCATCTTCCCGATCAGGTAATGCTGCGGGGTGCGGGTCTGGGCGGCGAGGTGGCCGACGGCGACCTCGATCATGCCGGTGTAGGCGGCGAGGTTCGCGGCCTGCCACTCCGCGATCTTCGCGTCCTTGCCGGTGATCCACGCGACCCGGTCCACCTGGAACTTGTCCAGGTCAACGGGCGTCTTCCCGATGACCTCCCCGGCGCTGTTGAGCTTGGGGATCATCGGCCGCTCGGCGCCCATGACGACGCGCTGCGGGAAGCTGGCGTAGTCCGAGGCGGTGAACATCTGCGCCCACAGCAGGTTGATCGCGTCCTGCATGGCGGTCACCCCGGCCACGTCGCTGATCGGCTCGTCCACCAGCATCGGCTTGTTCGGGAGCTCCACCATCGGCACCACGCCCATCGGGTTGGGCTGTGGGTTCGGCTCGTCCTCGAGCTCGCGCGGCTTCCACCGCTTCAGCTCCTCGTCGACGTCCGCCATCTGCGGGGACTTGTCCTGCTGCGCGAGCGGGCGGCAGAACTTCCACACCTCGTCCTTCAGGTACAGCGTCGCAAAGTCCTCGTTGCCGTCCTGCCACCGCTTCAACGCCGCGCGGCGCAGCCGGCGCGATCCGGGCTCGTAGGCGACGATGCACTGCGAGGCGTCCTCGAAGGTGACGACGGGCATATCCGGGTCGTCCGGGTTGCCCCACACCAGCACGAAGCAGCGGGCGCCGGTGACCGCGCCGAGGAACCCCAACTGCGAGTCCGCGTCGAGGCCGTTGACCTGCCACACCTCCCACAGGTCCTTGTCGGCCGAGATGTCCCCGGCCGCCTGGAAACCGGTCACCGTGAGGCGCTCCACGGGGCTGTCGGCGACGACCTGGACCCAGTTGTCGGAGAAGTCGCGGTACCGGTCGCCGTGGAACTTGGCGAACTCCGCCGAGGCGAATTTCAGCGGGTGCTCGCCCCGGTAGTAGGCGTTGTGCCGGTCGATGTCGCCGCGCCGCCGGACCAGCTCGCTCTCCAGCAGCGCGACCAGCTGGAGAGCCTGCCCCTCTGTAGCCATGGACCCTCCTCAACTGCCGTAGTAGTAGGACGTCTCCGGCTCGGCCAGGCCGGCGGCGATGACGTCGCCGAGCGCCTCGTGGGCGAGGATGCTCGGAATCGTGGCGTCGATCTTCTGCGGCGGGCTCGCCTTCCGCAGGACGTACCGGTCCATGGGCCGGGCCGCCTGGCGCGTGTTCGCGATGTGCGACTCGGTGATCGGACAGCCGTCGTGCGTGAACGCGGTCCCGTCCGAGCCCCGCTTGAGGACGTCGGTCTTCAGGCGCTCGCATGCCGCGTGCATCTGCACGATGCGGCGGGTGTGCCAGCGGATGATGCACTCCTCCCCGTACTCATCCACCCAGTCGTCTATCTCGGTCTCCCAGTACGGCGGATCCATGTAGGCCCGGACCACGTCGTAGCGGCGCATCACCTGGCCCATCGCCGCCCGGACTTCGGCCCGGGGGACCTGGCCGCCGTAGTCGGCCGGATTCCAGATCGTCGGCTCGTCGTTGTCCCCGTACAGGGGGGTGAACTGGTAGCCGTCCATCGTCTCGGCACGGATCGCCGTCCAGTCGTCGACGTCCGAGCCGTCGAAGCCCAGCACGATCCGTGTCATCGGCCGCACCCGCCGCGGCTTGGCCTTCGCCGACCACTTCGCCACGTCCAGCCACGACGCGGTACCGGCCACGCACCGGTTGCCGAAGAACCGCTCAGCCTGCGCCGGATCCTTCTCCATGATCTCTGCGGTCTCCGCCTCGATCGCGTCCAGGTCGACATGCGCCGACCCGGCGTACACGTGCCGGTGGATCCGCCGGCGCTGCCGCTTGTCGCCGTACGACAGCGACCTGGGAGCCTGCGGGTGGTAGCGGAAGATATCCCGGGCCTTCGCCTCGGATGTCGTCTGCGCCACCGAGCTCTCCGACGGATCCCACGCGTTCGTGGTCTCCATCGACCGGCCGCCCATCCCGGCCGTGCCGCGGCGCTGCGTCTCGGCGACACGGCGCAGCTTGTTCGCCGTGGTGTACAGGCCCGTCTCGTCCTGCATCGCGAAGACGATCGGGTTTCCGAGCCTGGACAGCGCCGACGAGGTCACGATCTCGATCAGGCCCTCGTCGCGCACGCGGGTGAACTCCTCGCCCACCCGCATGAAGTCCTTCAGCCAGCTCTGCTTCACCATCGATTGCAGCGGCCGGTAGACGTTGGCGACCTGGTCCTCGGAGGTGGCCGTCAGCTGGATCAGGGGCGTCGGCCACGGCACGCCCATCGGCTCGCCCGGCTCGTACCGGTACCACCAGCCGCACCGGCAGCCGTGATCCGAACACCGGTAGGTCTCCCCGCCGCCGGCCCACCCGTCGAAGACGACCGGACCGGCCGCCTCCGCGAGGACGATCGCCGCGGACCACGGGCCCTTGCCGGTCTTCTGCGGCGCGACGATCTGGCTGCGGCGGTACTGGAACGCGGGCGCCAGCTGCCCCGCGCGCGCCGTGGGCTTGACCCGGTAGTGGTTGACCGTGCACCACAGCTGCCACGGATACAGCTGCAGGTCCTCGCCCTTGCGGAAGCCGTCCGGGACCGGACAGTGCGCCTCGATCCAGTCCGGCACGACCCACAGCGTGGGGAAGTCGACGACGAACTCCGGCCCGGTGTCAGGCCCCCGGGCCACGGAACGGCACGACCTTCATGCGGTCCCGGGCCGACGTCCGGCGCGGCGGCTCCGGGGCCTGCTCCGTCTCCTCGGGCTGGCCGGGCCCGTCGTACTCGGGCACCGCGCGGACGGCGGTGATCTTCCACCGGTTCCGCAGCATGCCCTGCACGCTCAGCCCCAGCGAGTCGAGGTACTGCCGGACCACCTTCTTCAGGTCCGTCTTGGACTCCGGCTGCTCCGCCTCGGCGACGGTGCGGACGAACAGCGCGACCTCCAGGTCCTGGCCCAGCTGCTCCCACATCACCGCCTGGGGCTTGGCCCACAGGTCGTCCCACAGGTCCAGTTCGCGCTCGGTGGCCGTGGTCAGCGGCCACTCGGGCGGCTCGCCAGGGCGGCCTTCCGCCGGCAGCATCGACCATCCGGACTGGTCCGAGGGCCGGTTGCGCCGCAGGGCGTTCGGGTCCGGTGCCGGGCCGGAGACAACGCGGGCTCCACCACGGGCCATTTTCGATCACTCCCTCGGCCGCCTTGCGCGGCATCGGATGCCGTCACGTTGCGTGACGGCGGGATCCTTTGAACTTGACGGACCTCCTCGCGCCC